ATCCCAATATTCGATTTCAATTTTATTGCTGGCATCAATTGCTTTTTGTTTCATTTCTTGCAGTTCTTTACGTTCTGCATACCAACGTTTTAATAATCCTGGAATAACACCATCAAACTCAGTTGTTAAAATTGTTCCATTAGCTGTTAACATCCAAGGCTTACGACTATCAAATATTATTTTATAAACTTCTGCCGCACTCATTATTTCTGGATCTCCACCTTCCCAATCAATTGTAATGTCAAAATCTTTACGTTTTTCCATTACAGCTTCATATTCAAGTGTTCCAAAATGACCTTCCCAAGCACCTGCAAAAGATTTTTTCTGTAAAGTCATTGCTTCATTAACCATTGCATCTGTGTCAACTGGTCTTAGTTGTCCTACAATAGTTGCTGGGTCCATATTCAATGCTCTAATAACAGATGGATACAGAGAATTTAAGTCCATTGACCCAATCCACTTGTGTAATCCTTTTTTAGGAAATGCAACATAGGCTCCTGCCGCAGTTGCAGTTTCACGATCGTGTTTAACTCTATTAGGTACTTGTAATCCTCTACCGTGTGCTTCATTAATAATTGCTTGTTCTGTAACTGCTACTGCACCCATTGTAGTTTGCAGTAATACAGTATTTGCGTGTGCTAGTTCATTACTAAGATCAATAAACTTTAATTTCTTATCTAGTTTATCTAATAATGCAACGTCTTGTCTATTATATTCAATAAAGGTTTTAAAATCGTTTTTATAAAGTTCATCTAATGTACCTTCATAAACAGTTTTCTTTTCACCTATCTCAGCTTCACCAATTGCATCTAATCTATAAGAATGTGTTTCTGAATATGTATATTTTCTATACAACTCTAAACTATCTAAATGTACACGACCTACTAAATCGTATGTTTCAAGTTTACGACCATACTTTTCATATTCACGTTTCTTTGGAAGTTGTTTCCAAAGACAAAATCGTCTTGTATCGTCTTTGCTTAATATTTTAGATACTCTATTAATTGTATAAGGAATATCATAACCTTCTGAGTTCCAACCACTTAAAATGTCAGCATCTTCAATTAAATCAAGAAATGTTTTTAACATCTCTTCTTCTTTTTCAAATAAATGTGTATTCGGAAAGTCTTTAGTTTGCTCTTTTGCTTCTTCCATTGTAATTGTTTTCGGCGGAACTGCTAAAGTAACAAGTGTATCCAGCCATTGTAAATGTACACTAATTGCAGTTATTGGCATAAATGGATCTGATGGATCAGCAAAACCACGTTCAGGATCAAAGTCTGTTTCAATATCCCAAAATGCTACGTTAAGTTTCGGAGCATCATGATTAAGATAATGTTCGCTTAAACATTGAAAGATAGGATTAACATCACTTTCAAATAATTGCTTTGTATTATTGATAGCGAGTTCTTTACGGAAGTCTTTAGTTGACTTAGATACTATTCTATTTAAAGGATCACCATAAATGCTTTTATGTTTACCGCGAGGGTCTTTATAATAAAATGTATATTTTATAGGATATTCTGTAAAATGGCGTTTGCCTTCTTTACGTTCAACAACACGAATTATATCTGCTGTTCTATCAAATAAAGCATCTACGTAACTCATTGTGGTACTCCGAACTTATTGTAAATTTCTGGAAAAACATCTGCATATATTATTTTGTCTTTATTGTATCGCCAAAATTCTTCTGGAATTGATTTTTGATCATTAACAATTTCTTGTAGTCTATTATAATTATAATTAACAGTTGCTTTTGCTGACTGATAAAGAGTTTTATAATCTTCATGGGCTAGAGATTTAATTTGATCACATATTGATGTAATACGTCCTTTTAAATTCATATCTCTATCAAAACTATAATCAAATAATTCGTTATATAATTTAAACCCAAGGTTTTCTAATCTTGTATGAATTCCTTGTTCGCCTAAAATTATAAACGGCTTCTTAGCCAATACAGCTGAATAAGTTTTTTCAGTTAGGAACGGACTTGTATGAGTTGACTCTAATATAAGATTAAAAACTGTTTTAAAATAATGCTCTGGCAACATTTCTTGACAAGCACCTCGTGTTAAATCCATATCATAATCATCTAAAACCATTTTTTGATTTTTAAATGCTTGGAACTTATAAGGCTGTAACATTTCTTTTTTGTGCCAAGATATATGTCCGTATCGTAATAAATCTCTTTTAGCTAATTCATCCATCATCGCACATCTATGATAGTGGGCACGATTGTTAAGTGATATATAAAGTTTATTAATATTTCTAACTTTCTTGATAGTGTCTTTGTGTGTTCTATACCAAGTATGATGTATCCAATACGTAGGCCAGGTTTTTATAGATACATTTGGCATATCATTAAGATAAGCTATTTTATTTGATAGCCTGCCAAGCATAAATTCTAAATGAATATTATTTTGTTCAAGAATAGTTTGAGCATCGTGTCTTAGTTGTTCATCGCGAGCCCAATAGTTATCACAGAAGGGTGAATGTTCTTCAGGATTCCAAATTATTAATCTGGTATCATTATACTGCCCTAACCAGTTTAAAAGTTTCTGGTGAGTTTTAAAAACCCGCTTGTCAGGAATCGGGCAGAAATAGTTAATGTTCATTCCTTTATTTGCGGAGGCCTTTAGGGCCGTACCAAAAGTATTCTCTATCATTTATAGCCTTGTCATCTATCCATACATCATAATGGGGTTTGCCTACTTTAATTGATGTTGCTTTAACTCCCCAGCCTTCTAATTGTGCCTTAGTAAACTCTATATAATCTTTACCGGACCTTGCACCTCTGGCTGTCCAATAATGTACCTCGTTACCTTCATCAAAGAGTTTATTTAAAATTTCTATTCTTGCCTTAATTGGTTTGCTTTCTTTATAATTACTACCGTCAGTATAACATATTGTTCCGTCTATGTCTACCACATATATCATAAAAATAATCGCCAAATCGCAATACCGTTCATTATTGAAAACCACGAACATAAGAGTATTACAAATGCCGCCTTTCGAATAACTGCACTAACTACACCCAACATAGATCCAACAAAATACATCGGAATAAAAAGTTTGGTTGCAGGATCAAGTACAGTATAGGTTAATATTGCACTAGCTGAAATCAAAAAAGTTGCTTCAACCATTTCACAATAAAATGCCGTAGGACTTAACCGGTGACTTTCTTTTAGGAAATTTGTTACTTTACTTAAAATTATCACTTATCTTTGCCGAGGGTAACAACTAATGTCTCCAAGTCATCAAATGCTTCTGCGTGGGCTGTCCAATCTCTTTTATGGGCAACTTTAATTGCTTTATTAATCAAAGCAGGTTTCATATCCAATTCTTCAGCTACTGCTTTCACAGTATCTTTAAGTCCAGCTTGAAGATCTTCAACTTCTTGAAGAACGTTACTACCTTCGTTCACTAGTCTTGTTAATTTGTCCTTTTCATCTGGACCGTATACTCGATCACTCATGTGATTCCTCCATTTAATTGTTTATTATACTACCTCATAGCCTCATTGTCAAGTACTATTTTTGAATTAGCTTGTTCAACTTTTTGGCAAAGATTTCCAGATATACAAACTCTATTATGCTCACATTCTTGTTTTGGTACCATATGTGATACCCCACCTGGAAAAATTATTACTAAACCTGTATTTGGTTTAATAGCTTTTTGAGCCCCAGGGAAAACTAATGGTGCACAATTTGGACAAGCATCTACATAATACGTAAATGAATATGTTGCTGGCCAATGTGCGTGTTGGTTAGTTGTATCTCCCTGTTTGTAATTAATACCCCAACAATCGATACAATAAAGTTCTGATGTCTTTAATGGTGAAGAAGGAGTATCACCTTCTTTTAGAGTTTCAATAACCCAATCAATTATAGGTACAAAGTGTTCATTTGAAAACATATCCCAAGCCGTCATATTTGCTTGGACATTGGTTCTTCTGTATTGCTGATCGCCAGAACTCTTAATAATTTGTGTGAGAGTTTCTTTTACTTCTTCAGCTTTAGGATATACGTTAGTATAAACATCGTGCGGTTCAGTAAATAAAAGGTTTTCTATTCTTAAATCTTGCATTAACAGTACTTATGTACTGCTATTGTCCTTGGATTCGTCTTCCGACTTGTATGCCCAATCGTCAGTATGTCCTACTGTCCATTTATCTGTATTTTCAACTTTATAGTTTTGACTACAAACTTTAAAATCACAAGGAAGAGTTTTTTCTGGAATTAAACTAGCATCCGTCCATATTATTCTATTATTCGGTTGTGCCGCAAATTGTCCATTGTCTAGTCTAATAATATTAAATGATTTATGTTCCGGATCGTATTCAGCAAATCCTAAATTTACATGGTTCATATCTGCATGACAATTATCTATCGTAAACATATACTCGCCTTTATGCATTTTACGATCCTTGCCATAAAATTGACAAGTGCCAAGCATTTGTTTTTCAATAACTGTAAAGTCGTAGTCAAAACAATCCCATAGTTGTAAGATATGTAATGGTAACGGT